GTTACTGGGGTTGATGACCACGGCGCTGATTGGCAAATGGTATAGCGGCACGATCCTCACCAACCCCAGTAACGGGGATGTGCTCGTGGATAGTGGGGAACTCAGCGCGATCAAAGGCGGCTACTATCTCGTCGGCGTCACGGGGAGTGCCAGCGTCGCGGTGGTATACGACCTGCAGCTCCGCAATGCCGCCAACGACACCAACATCAATTCCCAGCGCCGACGCTTTGCCGCCACGGATGCCAACCGGAATGACGACTGGCCGCTCTTGAGTAAAATTCCCGTCAGTCAGAATCAGCGGCTGCGCTGTGTGCTCGTGGGGAATATCACGGGCGAAGTGCAAATGGGCCTGTTTGTGCAAGAGGTGCTGTGATGGTGCGCCAGTGGTGGGACCGCCTGCAAGCCTGGTACGTCGAGCGCCAGCGCCCACGCTACCCCGTGGTATCGGTCGACTGGGGCTTGGTCGCAGACGAACAGAAGCCCCAGGAGCGGCTGCGGGATTGCGGGCACTGGGCCAGTAGCTTCGCGTATGACCCGATTCAGGAGCGGGATATGTGCCTCGTGTGCTATCGGGCGGCGGGGGCGAAATCGAGACGGAGGGGAGGCTAGCATGCCGAATTATCGTGTGTCGTGGCTCGCGCCGGCGGTCGAAGTGGCACCGGGAACACCGGCTGAAGATCACTTTCGGGTAGCGTTTGGGCCGCTGTCCCAGGATGCCCCGTTGACGGCGCTCTTTGCGGATTTCTTGGGCGTCACGACGCCAGGGGATTATCAGAGCAGCGTGCAGCTCATCGATGTGAATGGGCAACCGCTGGGAGCTCTGGCCCTGGGGCCAACGGTCAACATTCCCGCACCGGTGTTCATCCATCCCCCGCAAGGCGTTCAGGTGGCGGTGATCGGATGAGCGAGATTGACACGATCAACCAGGACTTTATCAAGCATATGGCCGCGGCGATGGATGCCTACCAGCGGCTGCTGGGGATAAAATCTCCTGTGCGGCATCTGCCGATGGATGTCACCGTTGAGGTACTTGACTGATGCCTACCACGCGGACGATTACCATCAAAGCGCGTCAATCCATGCAGGCTGGTGAGTTTATGTCTCCGACCGCTGAAATCACCGATCTGATGTCGTTTCGTATTCAGCTCACTGTGACCGACGCACAATGGAATGATCCTGATTTCTTTTGTTCCCTGGAAATTCATGTTTCAGAGTCCAATGATTTTACCACATACGATAATTATCACGCGGAAATCGTGGGTGGCTCACGAACAAAGAATGGCGAATTGCCATTTATTCAAGCCTACTGGCAAGACCTCGAAGGGCAACCATATGCGCGGCATGTGTTCATTCGTGGTCGGTTGAATACGAATGCCACTAAGTCTATTGGCCTGAATGGCGAATACGTCACGGTGAGTTAGTGGCACAGGATGTCGTTGGCACAACTGTAGCTACCAGAGCGGGTGGCGCTAACAGCGCGAGCGTAACCCGTACTGTCAGCGCAGGGAATTTGCTTGTGCTGCATAGCGCTATTTTTAACGGTGGCGGCTCTGGCGAACCGACCATCAGTGATCCGGTCAATGGTACGTGGAGTAGCTATAGCACTACTGGATATTTTATCAACGGTGACGCCGATAGCGAGATTTATCTTCATAGTTTTCCGAATTGCGGTGCTGGTAGTACACAAGTTACTTGTAATCCTCCTGGCACTTCAGCAGATATTGACCTGGCGTTAACCGAAGTCAGCGGCGCAGTCACAAGCAGTCAACGTGATGTGTCAGTCACCAATACAGGGGCGTTTACTGATCAAAATGGTTATACCTCTAGCGTTGTCACAGGCACCCTATCCCAAGCTGATGAAATTATCTTTTTCAGTCATAGTCATACAGGCGATACCTATGCCATGGCGACAGACACAGGTGATGGGTTTACGCAAGCCGCTGAGAATGAATCAAATAGCACCGGCCAAGCGTATAATCTGGGCTACAAAATTGTCTCATCGACGGCTAGTGTAACCTGTAATGGTACTAAAGTCGCTGGTACTGGCGCTGCGCCTCGAACATGGTTCACAGGTGTTGCGAGCTTTAAAGCCGCGAGCGCAGCAGCGACCTCGAGGCCGGCACGACGTCGGCCGTATCGCTTCTTTGCGCGGAGGTAGGGGAGATGGGGCGCATCTATACTGTCTCGTTTAGTGCCACCGTGACGGCCGCGGGTGGCGATACGGATTGGTTGGAGGTGCTGCCCGCCGATGATAAGCCCGTTAAGCTGCGGGGCTTTATGTTGAGTCAAATCAGCGAGGTCAAGGACGCCGAAGAGGAAGGGCTTCGCTTCTCTGTCTTACGCCTCCCCGCGACCGTGACCAGTAGCAACGGCACGGCCACGACGCCGGCGCCGATGGATTCGGCAGATGTCGCGGCGGGGTGTACGGCTGAAGTGAACGGCACCACGGTGGCGACGACCACCGGCACGGCTGTGACCCTGATGGAGTTTGGCTGGATCAACCGCAATAGTCCCTTTGAGTGGTGGGCGCCCGATGAGCGCTTTGCGCCCAAGGCCAAGCAGGGCGAGGGGCTGATTGTGCGCATGCAGACCACCCTAGCGGATGATATGACCGCGCAGGGCACCTTCTGGCTGGAGGAAGAGTAGCCGATGCCCACGCTCTTTCGCCGGACGCCCGTTCGACGCCGCCCTGGTCGGCGGTGGAGGCCATCCAAGGGACTCCAGGCGTATACGCTGACCCTTGAGGCGGGGAGCGTGGCCGTCACCGGGCAGAGCGTGACGCTGCGCCGTGGGAGCGTGCTCACACCAGAGGCCGGAAGCTATAGCCTCGGGGGCCAGGATACCTCCCTGGAGTATGGGCGTGAGCTGGTGCCAGAGGCTGGCAGTTATAACCTCGTGGGGGCTGATGTGGGGCTGCGGACCACGCGGACCCTGGGAGCGCAAGCCGGCAGTTATAGCCTGACCGGCCAGACGGCGAATCTCGCCCGCGGCTATCCTCTCCAGATGCAAGCGGGCGCGTACACCCTGACGGGGCAGGATGTGGGGTTGCGGAATGGGCACGTAGCGGCGATCCAGGCAGGCAGTTACAGTCTGAGCGGGGCGACCGTAGGGCTCTTGCGATCGGCGTTGGTGGTGCCCCAAGCAGGGGCGTACAGCCTGAGCGGTCAGAGCGTGTCCCTGGCACGTGGCTATCCCGTGCAGATCCAGGCGGGGAGCTATGCCCTCAGCGGGACCGATGCAAGCCTGCGTCTGACGCGTCTCCTGACGCTCGCGTCGGGGGTGTATAGCCTCACCGGGCAAGATGTCAATCTGACCTATGCCATCCCTGGCGGCATCGTCCTAGAGGCTCAGAGCGGGGCGTATGCCCTCACCGGGGCAACGGCCGGGCTGCGACTGACGCGCCTCCTGGGGGCACAGGCAGGGGCCATCAGCCTGACCGGGCAGGATGGTCTACTGGAACTCACACGCCTCCTGGCCGCGCAAGCCGGGAGTTATGTGCTCACGGGACAGAGCACGACACTGAAACTAGGGCGCGTGCTGAGTGCCCAGGCGGGGGCATATAGCCTGAGTGGACAGGATATCATCCTGGAGCTGATCCGCATCCTGGAAGCCCAGGCGGGGGCGTATAGCCTGACGGGGAGCGATGCCGACCTCCTGGCCATGCGGCGTCTCGTGACGGACGCCGGCGCCTATGTGCTCGTGGGGCAACCCGTGACGCTGGTGTATTCCGAGGAGGCAACACCGGAGGGGGGCTTATCAGGGTCAGCCGTGCGTCTGCATCGGTTGCGGCTGCTTGGAATGATGGGCGAACCAGAACCGGAGCGGCGCCGGTGGCGTGGGCGTCCTTGGTGGCAGCGAGGGAAATAGGACATGGCGACGGCGACGTACAACAAATTTCAAGATTTCGTCGAGCAGCTCGGGAAGGGTGTCCATCAACTTCACGCAGCCGGGCATACCTTCGAGGCGTATCTCAGCAATGCCACGCCGAGCGCCAGCGCCGATGCGGTCAAGGCCGACCTGGCCGGGATTACCGAACAGAATGGCTATGCCGAGGCCGACATTCAGAACGATTACACCGAAACCAGCGGGACTGGCACGATGACCGCCGTGGATATTGTGTTCACCGGGACCGGGGCTGGATTCGGGCCGTTTCGCTATGTGGTGATCTTCAATGAGACGGCGGCATCAGACCCGCTCATGGCCTGGTTCGACTATGGCTCAGAGATCACCCTCGTGGGCGCGGGAGAAACCTTCACAATTGACTTTGGGGCTTCGCTACTTACGATTGCGTAGGAGACGCCTATGTTACTGCCATGCCCCTGTGGGGGCGAAGCACACGCGCAGCCGAGCGCACATCGCCAGGTGGTGCGGGAGGCCTACCAACGGCGCCTTGATGAGCTCCAGAGCGGGTTGAGCGCCAGCCCTGTGACAAGTGGCGATCGCGTAGCCAGGCTCCGGGCGGAGATTGCGCGCACCGAAGATACCAAAGAGCGCGACCGGATTCAGCAGCGCATCTTGCCGGCACTCCAGGCGGATGTGTGGGAAGTGCGCTGTGAGACGTGCGGGGCCTTCTGTTGGGATCGAGATGAGCACTACGCCACCGCCCTGTGGAATAAATCCGTAGAGCGGCTCGCGAACCTGCCAGCGTGCTGTGCGGCGAGCGAGGATCTGCGGGTGGATTATGATGGCATGGAGATCGTCAAATGTCACACCTGCGAGCGTCGGCACCTCACGCTGAATCCGGCCCACTGAAGCCCGCGCCGGACGTAGCGGGGGTGAATGAGTGTTGCAAGGACGTGCTCAACTTGGAACGCATCGAGACGCGCATGCCCTTTACGACCGATCGTTGTACGGTCTGTGGCAACCGGCATCGCCGGGTGCATGTGGACCTGAGCGCGCTCTTGCCCCGGGGGGCGTGATGCCTCGAACACGCACGACCGCACCTAAAAAGGTCAAGGTCTGGGCCCCAGCGCCTGAGCCACCCCCTGTGATGGTGCGTGTGGAGCCGTATCACCCGGAGGCCGGCTGCCGTACCTGTGGCGTGCGGCTCAAGGGGGCCACCGTGACGATTGGCTTGTGTGGCGAATGTTTGCATGAGGCCGAGCGGAAGCCGGTCGTGATTCCAGGAGCGCGGTATGGGCATGCTTGAACGGGGGGGTGATGTGGTGACGACACGCATTCGCCTTCGGAGCCGGCCAGACGAACAGGTCATTGACGCCACCCATGAGCTTGTTGACGATCGTCGTCCGGCGCAACACCCCGTCGACGGCTGGATCACAGACCCCGCGCGTGCGGGGTGGGAAGACGCCTAATGGCTCAAGCAAGACGTCGACGCCGCCAGGCACCTCCGATGACCAACGACGCCCCCGTGGTCCAGGGCGCCAGTCTGACGGTGCTCATGGCGATGCAGGCGTACAAGACGGAAGCCCAGGAAGCACGCAAAGAACGGCTCATCCTGACGAAACGCAACTGGGATGTGCTCATGGGCAAGCAGGATTTCAGCCACAAACAAAAGGGCCAGAGCCGTGAATTCTTGCCCAAGGTGGCCATGGCCAAAGAGCAGATTGGCGCCTTTATCGAGCGCGGCCTGACCGACTTTGGCGACTGGTTCACCACCGATCTGCGCAGTGAGCGCGTCCTGAACGATCAGCAGGCCCGCAAGCTCTTGCAGTATGTGCTCGATGACAGCGCGAACAACGGCGTCAACGCCGATGAGGATTTTCCTGCGTTGGTGGCTGATGCCGTCACGGTGGCGCTCCTGGGCAGCCTCATGGTGTTCAAAGTGCATGGGGTCGACGACACCAAGCAGGTGTTCCGGGCGGAACGCGGCTATGAATACCTGACTATGCCTGATGGGTCCATCGTGGCCCAGATGGTGTCGAACCTGGTACGGCGGGAAGTGTCCCATTGGCGAGCGGTGATTGACCTGGTTGCGCCAGAGGATTACTTGCCTGACCCCACCGGGCGTGGGTTGTACGAGATGCACGAAGTCGAGCGCGACCTGGCCGACGTGCAAGCGATGGCGGATGCCGGGGTGTACGATCCGGCGATCGTACAGCAGATTGACGAGGATTTTGCCCAGGACGAAGAGGAGGCCTACCGCACCAACGAGCAGCAGCGGGACCAGCAACGTCAAGAGCCCCCCAGCTTTCGCAAGCGCGTAGTGTTACTGGAGTGCTGGGGCGATCTGCTCGATGAGCGCGGACGCTACACCGAGCGCAATATTGTGTGCACCATGGCGAATGGGAAATATCTGATCAGGCCGCCAGAACCAAATCCCTACTGGCATGGCGAGCGCCCCTTTGTCAGCCGGCCTCTCCTGCGCATTCCGTTCAGCGTCTGGCATAAGGCGCTCTTTGACCATGCGGTCGCGTTGAACCTGGCCCAAAATGAGCTGTACAACCTCATCCTGGACGGGGGGATTAGCAGCGTCTGGGGCGTCAAGCAGCTCTACCCAGAATTCCTGGACGATCCACGGCAGGTGAAAGATGGGATTGCCCCCGGTGACACACTGGTCATGAAAGAAGGCACGCCCGCGGGCGTCAAGGTCGTCGAAACGGTCGTCACAGGGAAGGTGCCTCCCGAATCGTTGACGGCGTTTCAGCTCACCGATCAGGAGTTTCAAATCGCCACGCAGGTCAATGCCGTGCGCCTCGGCCAGACGCCTGGCGGCGATACCACCGCCACCGCCGTGGTGGAAGCCTCCGCCCAGAGCGCCAACTTCTTTGACGGGATGATCAAAGATGCGGAAAAGGCGATCAGCAAGGCCCTGCACCTCACCTGGTCGAATACCATGCAATACCTGGATGAATTCGATGAAGAGGCCATGGTCGCGGCGATCGGGCAAGAGGCCGCGTTACGCCTGGCCAGTCTCAGCCCCGCGGAACGCTTTGCCGAGCTGGCAGGGTGTCAATTCAAGGTCACGGGCCTGAGTGCCATTGTCGCCAGGGTGCGTGACTTCCAGAAGCTCATGGCGATCTTAGAGCTGGCCAGTAAAAATCCTATGATGGGGCTCACGTTCTGGCAGCGCTACAGCCCGAGTAAAATCTGGAATCATCTCTTCAAGTCGGTCAACCTGGACCCCAGCACCCTGGAGCCCGACGCCCAGGAGCAAGCCCAGATGCAGCAGAATTTGCAAATGATGGCTCAGATGCAGGGCGGACAGGGGCAACCACAAGGCGTGATGCCTGCACCGGCTGGGGTGCCTGGCAACCTGCCCGCGGAACGCCTACCCACCGGAGGAGGCTATTAGTGGGCATACCTATGTGCCAGTGTGGACATTGCGAGTTGTTGTCGGATGACCCACGCCAAGGCGTCGTGGTGATCAGTAGCTCGGATGGCCTTGTGACTCGGGCCAGCGAGGATCCCGAGTGGTTCGATGTCCGCTGCGCCCACTGTCAGGACCATCTCGCGGAGAAATTGCGAGGCGCACGGCACTGGATGTTTTCCTCTGACCGCGACGACGCGCTGAGCTATATGGGTAGACATGGGTTGCGTGTCGTGAGCCCCGTTGATGCGACCGGAGGGCGACTCAATGCTTGACGTGTTGCGTGCCCTCAGCCAGCAAGAGCGCTGGCAGTTTGACCGGGTGATTCATGAGGCGGCCACCGATTGCGTGTTCAACGGGGAAGCCCATTTGATTTGCATTTCGTCCACCGCCCACGAAAACGTCTATCGTTGCCTGCGCTGTTCGTATGTGGCGAAGATCAGCGCCCACGGCGGCGAAGGGATCCACTACACGGAGATTTAGTAGTCTATGAGCAAAGCGACCGAGCAAAAGTATGATGACCTGGCCGTGTGGTGGAACAACAACTACGGGCGGCATGGCGTCGAAGATCCCAACAAGCGGTGGGAGTTTCTGATCACCGCGCTGCGCAATGTTATTGCCATCCAGGCCGCCATCATTGAGGACTTGCGCAAGGCGGAAGGTCGGAGCCATACGCTCTATACGGCCGCGGGGCTTAAGGTGGAGCTGTAATGGTCGACCTGGATCGAGACTACATTGCGGAGGGGCAGGCGGCGGAATATCTCATGGCGCGGATCCGGCCGCACCTGACCAAGCAATCCGACGCGGCGGTGCAGGCGCTCATGGCCGCATTTCGGACCAACAGTTTGACGCTGGAGATGGCGCTCACCCTTGTGGCCACGCTGGTGGCGGTGGACACCGTGAGCAAAGAACTCGGCCGGCTGATTCGGCTCGGGAAGGACGATCAACAACAAGCGAGGCAAGGATGACCACACTGGCCACGCTCGGGCGGACGTTGGATGAATACCTGGCGGAACATCTCTCCTCCCAGGTGAAAAAGTGCATTGTGGAAAGTCTGATGCGCGGCATCACCGGGCAAGTGTTGCTCAACTTGAATCGGGGCGAGATCCAGAGCTTTGAGGTCAAAGAACACTATCGGGTGACCCATGGATGAACCACGCCAGCGACAAGCCAAGGTAGTGCGGGTGCTCCGGGAAGAGATTACCCCCGCCGCCCTGATTGCGGCGCTGGGCATTCCTGAGGCGTACATATTGATGGAGATTGGCGTGATGACCCGGAGGCTGGGGGTGCCGAAAGATGGCGTCCTCGAGCTGGTTTTTCAAGCGGAGACAATCGAAGAGGTTGAGTAAGTCGCCCCACTGGACACCCCAAGCGCTGATGGACCGCAGCGTGTGCGGCCTGTCAGCCCTTTTTTGTTGGCCCGGACCCCCCCCATGAGGGGGCACAGCCAAGAGGAGCAACCCCGATGGCCCAAGGACGGAACCGGACACCTCAGACGCCCCCATCCATGGCGAGTCGCATGGGGGGGGATGACCCTGAGCTGCCCCCGGAGCAGATCCCCGAAGACCGCTCGGCCCCCGAGCCGGAACCACTGCCCCCTGCATCGCCGGCAGGGACCAGCATCACGATCAATGGGCGATCCTTTACGGTGGACCCCGAGCTTGCATCAGCCCTGGAGGGCCGCGAGCAGGATTTCAACCGCCGCTTGAGTGAGCAAGGCCGCGAAGTGGGCGAGCTGCGCCGCTGGCAACGCCAGATGGAGCGACCACCGGCTGCACCACAGCCCCAGGCCGACAGCTACAACTATGGCGTGCGGATCTTTGAAGCGCCGGAAGAGGCCCTCATGCGCGTCAAGCGTGAAGCGATCGAGGAGGCCACGAGTCAACTCACCTCCCGGTATCGCGCCGAACGTGAGCAAGAGCAGCACTGGGGGCGATTCTACAAAGACAACCCTGACCTGGCCGATGAGCAACGGCTCGTCCGGGCCATTGCCGGGGAATTGCTCCAACAACCGGAGTGGGCGGACAGCCAGGACATGCGGGGATTCTTCGCGGAGCTGGCCAAAGAGGCCAAGGGCGAGCTGCTGCGCATCTCCCGGCGTGGTCGGGAAGCCGACGCGCCCGCGGAGACGCTACCGCAGGCCAGACGTCCCGTCGAAGGCGGACGGCGGGCGGCGGCGCCACAACAGCCACAGGCCCGCGCCCAGCCTATGACGATGAGTCAATGGATCGAACGCCGACGCCAGGCCCGACAGCGGGCGGGTCGGCAAGCGGAATAGGAGAGAGGATAACCCATGCCGAACTTTACATGGGAATTTGACGCCCCCTCGGGCACGTATAAAAGCCATGAAGTGTCCAGCCAGATTCTTGACGCCGCCATGGCCGACAGCGTCTTTGTCGAACATATCGACATGACGCCTGGCTTCGGTACCCGGCGCGGGGAATCGCTCACCATCCCGCGCATCAGTAACCTGGCCGAGCCGACCAGCGTCTACTTGTCGGAAACCCAGGACATCCCCGAAGATGCCTTCTCGATGAGCACCATTGCCTTGACGCTGCGGGAAATCGGGCGCCAGGTGCCGTTTACGGGGTTCAGCCGCGACATGAGCATGATCGGGCTCGAACAGGGCATCCGGCGCAAGCTGCGCCAGCAGATGACCCTGGCGATCGATACCATTGCGGCTGCGGCCGCCAAGCTCGGCAAGCTCAAGTATGCCATCACCGGGGCCGCCACGAGTAACTTTACCACCAACGGCACCTTTGGCGCGGCATCCACCGCCAACATGAACGTCTACCATGCCTCCGCACTGGTCGACCTCATGTATGACACCTACCACATGGAAGAGGTCGACGGGGGCGGGTATCTGGGCATTTTCCGACAACTGGCGCTGCGCGGCATCATGAATGACCCGGACTGGGAAATCTGGCATCAGTACACCGATCCACAGGCCAAATATCAGGGCGAAGTCGGCAAGATCGACAACCTCCGTTTTGTCCGCACCAACCATGCGGCCGCATTGGGAAAAGTCGGCACCGGATCTGTGCTCGGGGAAGGCGTGTGCTTTGGCGCCAATGCCCTGGCTATGATCGAGGGCCGCACGCCTGAGCTGTACGCCAGCCCTCCACGGGGCGCAGCGGGCCGGTTCAACTCGGTGGCGTGGTATGGGCAAATCGCTGTGCGCATGCCGTGGGAAGATTCGGCGAACGCTGGCGAAGCCAATCTTATCCATGTGGGCAGCTTATAACTCAAGGGGATAGAGATTATGGGGCCGGATAACACCTACGAAGTCATGGTGGTGAAGGGCGCCGACCTGAACAGTGCCGCCGACGTCACAGGCGGCACCTGGGCGCCGGGCTTTCGCAAGCATGCCATCCATGCGGTGGCCTTGCTGAATCACAACGCCGCCGCGGCAGCGGGGGTGCTGAAGGTCGATAAGCGGGTGACGTTCAAGAGCGATACCGGGCGCGGCGATGGCGATATTGCCTCGCTCACCATCCCCAGCGGGTTGGCGGCGGGCGCGGTCCTGTATCAGCGCTGCAATCCTCCGGTGATCATGGAACCTGGCACCGAGGCCGTCTGCCAGGTGACCGACGTCACAGGAGCCGGCGATCTGGCAGATATCGTGTTCCTCGTGGAGGTCATTCCCGAGGAGCCCGCCAACATGAGTGCCATGGTGGCCACAGCCTAAGGGAGGGCACGACATGGCAGCCTATGTAGCCGGCGATGTGACGGTCACCGTGACCAAGCGCCTGAAGCTCGGCAAGACCAAACGGCACTACGGGACCATGGCGATTGCGGGCGGGGGGCCGACGTATCCCACGGCCGGGATCCCGCTCCCGGCGATCACCAGCTTTGGCTTTAACAGCTTTATTGATTCGCTCGTGGTGTACGGCAACAACGCCCGCACCGTGAGCTATATGTTCGCCTACAACAAGAGCGCTCACAAACTCCTGGCCTACGAAGAGGAAGGCACCGCGGCCGGAGGCCCGCTTTTGGAGTGCGATACATCCGAAGCGCCAGCAGCCATCACGCTCGACTGGGTAGCCGAAGGCGTATAAATAGTTGATTATAAAGGAGTCACGGCTCAATGCCAGCATTCACCTTAACCAAAATCACCGAGTTTGCCGCCGTCGAAGAGGGCGGCATTCCGATCAATAAACTTGTCGCCACGCGCTACGCCATGCGCCTGTGCGGGGCTGATGCCGCGCCGGTCTGGCTGCAGGGGGGGGCGGTGTATGGCGAGGGGGGCGATGAGATCGCAAAAGACGAACTCCCTGATTGGTTCGACGAAGAGCTGCGCAAGTGTTCGCCGGCCAGTCTGCATGCCGTGGGGTGGCAGAATCCCACCGATGGACATGGGCGCCCGCGCCGTGGATAGGCTCCTGATCACGCTCCTGGCGCTGGTGCTGTGGTGGCCGCTGGCTGCCTTCGGGGCGATCGCCACCACGACGATCAGCGTCAATGGGACCACAGTCCTCCGCGCCCAGATGCTCACCTCTGCTGTGGCCACGACAGACGGGGAGTGGATTGACGCCTCTGGGCTCAAGACGATGAGCGTGCATGTCGCGGGGATTACCACGGCCACGGTGGAGATCGACGGGAGCAACGCCACCACGAAGCCCGCCGATAATACCCACGGCATCAAGCTCAACGCGACCGACATTACCACGGACCAGGTGGTCATGATGACCATCAACGTGCGCTGGGTCAAGGTGCGCATCACGGCGTACACCAGTGGGACGATCAATGCGTATCTCGAAGGCCATGGGGGGAGTCGCTGATGCGTCGTCTGGCGCTGCTCAGCGCCCTCCTGGCCATCCTGGCCCTGGCGAGCCTGCCACTGTGGGGCCAGGTGCAATATGTCCCGCCCAGCACCGGGGGAGATGTCACCATTGGCACGCCTGGCGGGGCGGCGGGCCTGGACGAAAATGGCGAGCTGCTCAATCCCGAGGTCGTGACGGGAAGCTTTTTGCTGAATGGGGCAGGGGCTCCGTCGTCTGGCTCGTGCCCACACGAGAAGGCCATCTATCGTGATACGACGACGCTGGGCGATACCTATATTTGCTATGGCGTTGGGCAAAACTGGCATCTGATTGGCGAAAATGACGACGCCATCATGCAGATCGATGGCAATACCGGATCTGTCGTGGCATCAGGGCCAACAAATATCAGCGTTATAGGGGCGAAGGGGCTGAGTACCGCCGCGAGTGGAAGCACCATCACCGTGTCACCGGCATTGAAAGAGCGCTATATCACCATTATCGACGTCGCGGCAACGCATGATAACACACCCTTCGGTCATTTCCGCCATGCCTCGACGGTGACTGCGATCTGGTGTCGGTGTAGTGATGTCACGGGCACCCTGCCGACCTTTACGCTGAAAGATGGGGCTGGCAATGCCCTGACCATTACCGATACGAATCCGACCTGCACCTCCGAAAGCGCCACCTATGCTCCCAAGGCGATCACCGCGGCTAATGTCTTTGTGGCAGGTGAGTCTCTGTTGCTGGATACCACGAATACGCCGACCGCAGGCAAAACATGCACGATCGGTATTGACTATGAGATCAATTAAATCGGTCCTCATCCTGTGCGCGATGGTCCTCTGGGCCACGCTGGCCGTTGCCGCGGCCCCCAGTGAAGTGGGCACGTCGAATGCCGGCAACACCGGGGCGGTACAAAGTACCACGGTCAGCTTTGCGCATGACTCAGGCGCAACGGGGAGTAATCGGCTGCTCATCTGCGGTGTCTGCCGGCGTGGCCTGACCGATGTCACGAGCATTACCTACAACTCCGTGGGCCTGTCGAAGCTGGCACAAAACGAAGGCGGCGATGGTGGCGGTAGTAACGGCAGCGAAATCTGGTATCTCGCCAATCCGACCACGGGGAGCAATACCGTCGAAGGCACGGGCGGAAACCATCGCTGGGCCATTGGGTGCATCACCCTCCAAGGCGTCAACCTGGGCAACCCCTTTGGGACGCCGATCACGCAGGGCTTTAATGCGAACTCCGCAGCCATCAGTGTGGGCAGTGCGACGGGGGAGCTGGTGATTTCCAATCTGTCCCGGGGCTCCAGTGGCGACACACCGACCGCGGATAGTCCACAGGTCGAAGAATGGTTGAGCGTAACCACTGACGGCACAGCCAGTAATAACATCACCTGTATTGCGAGCACGAAAACGGGTGCCGCGAGCGTAGGGATGGACTATTCCTGGGATGCCACGACGTATCAAATGGACCATGTTGGTGTGTCGGTCAAAGCGGCCGTCGGGCAAAGCGTGCGTATCGTCGTGGGAGGGGAGTAGAACATGGCCTACCTGATCGCCTGGATCTTACTGCTCCTCATGCCGACCATGAGCCATGCCGCGAAATGGCGCTATGTGCCGACACCGGTTGACGTGTGGGCCGTCTGTGATACGTCCCATCGCTGCGCCGCCGCAGAAGATGCGGTGTTTGATCCTGGGAGCTGGGCTTCGGTGGTCGATACCACGGCCGATGGTGGTGATTATCTCGGGATGCTCTCCGGCACGCGGGACTTTCAGACCCAGCTTGCCATGGAAATTGACACCACCTGCAATTATCTCTGGCTCCGTGCTAAAGGAACGGGCATTGCCTGGCTGAGCAAGACCCCGTTTGGCCCAGTGCCCAGTAATACGGCGGCAAGCATTCTCTTCAACGGTGGTGTGGCGGCGGACTGGACCTGGACGCGCATTGGCAGTCGTGCCGATGAAAACCTGCAGCGGGTGAATGAAGGCTCATCCGTCCCGATTAACGACACCGCGCAACGAGACTTCGCGTTTACGAGTGGGAATGATCTCTATGTCCTGACTCAGCCATCAGTGATGCTCGATAGCTGGTACTGCTCCACCGATGCTAACGCCAATCCGGTATCGCCTGGGGGCGATGCTGGGGTGACAGTCAATTATGCCCTATATGAGGTGGTGGATGAGCCGACAATTGATGACGCTCAATGGGACCGGGCCAGCATTGTGGCCAAGGCCGGGCATAGCACGACACCCGCAGCGGATATGCTCATTGCCGCGGTGTGGAAGAATGGCACACCAGATCGCATCTGTGTGCGGGGGGAAGAAACCCTTGCGAATCAATCTTGGGTCGACGTGGCCGAAGATGACACGGCGATCGCCAATTACCAGGCGGTATTTGCCTATCTCCGCATGACGAGCCTGGATCGAGTGAAAGATGAGAATACCTGGTTACTAGGCATCAGCCCACAGGCGGATAAGTACGATGCCACCTGGCCTAGCGGCGTGTTCAGCACCACCGCAGACCTGGCGAATCTGGCACTCTCGCAATCCACCTCGGGTGATCGACGCCGCATGCAGGCATGCTTTGATAGTCCTGTCGCCATAGCCACAGGGAGCCAATGGCTGTGTGATTTTCGCCAGCAAGAGCGGGTGACGGGCGGCACGATGAAGTATAAGCAGGCGTTTAATCTGACCAGCAGCCCCACCGATGTGGCGCAATGGGGCGTCTGCGAGGCGGGGCCTGCGTTACCTGCCGCACCGGTGGATAACACCGCGCCCAGTGTCGGCAGTGTCGCGTTTAGCAATGTCACCCAGACGAGTTTTACCGTCACCGCGACAGCCTCAGATGCCCAAACGGGCATCAGTGCCTGTCATGTGGTGTACGACTTGACCAATGATAACGCGGTCACGTTTGGCACGGACCCAAGCGTCCAGGGCACGATGGCTGGTGGATCATGCAGTGCCACCGTAACGGGCTTGAGTGCGGGTACGGCTTACGAAGCCGCGGTCTATGCGGTGAATGGTGTCGGTCTTTCAACGACTGGTGCCGTGGGTGATCAAACCACCAGTGCGGCCAGTGCGTTTTATGTCTCAACGGGGGGCAGTGGGTCGACCTGTAGCAGTGGGTCGCCGTGTGCCTTATCTCGACTGATGAGCACCAGCGAACCCCGTCCCAGTCCTGGCGAAACCTGGATTCTGCAAGACGGCACGTACAATATTACCGGCAGCAACTTTGTCAATCTGAATTGTGCCAGTGGTGGCAATGCGCTGAATGGGACCGCCAGTGCTCCTATTACCTTACAAGCGGACAATGAACGCCTAGCCTGGCTCAAAACCAACGGCTTGACGCCTGCTTTGCGGATTACCAGTTGCAATTACTGGCATATCAATGGGCTTCGCTTTAGCTCGCGGGACAACGACGGGAGCGGTGAAGGCTTTAGTACCGTGGAAATCCGCAGCTCCCATAATTTGCGCTTCTACCGGAATCTGGCACACCACAGCAATCGCTTTGGCAATATGTCACTGTTCCAAAACGGCGATTCAACCACAACGGCGTCGCATGACAATCAATTCATCGAGAATGAATTTTACTACTTTCACCGCTATGGCCTCGTGACCAAGTACGGCAGCCGCACGATTGCCCGTCTGAATTACTGCAATAGTCGTGGGTATATGGATGCGACTGGGGGATTTCCTTCTGGCACTGTGTCACAAGGCGACTTGTGCGCTCGGGAATATCCTGGTAGTGGCGGGATTACCGAAAGCAACATCAGCGAAGATAGCGGCCATGGGTTTTCGCCAGAGCCATCGAGCACCAGCACGAATAATCAATTCTATGGCAACATTGTTATGGGCGGCATTTTTGGCGCACTGGCCCAGGGTAAGTCTGGTGGCGGCCAAACCGTAGATATGCTCTACCGTGACCATTTGATTGTGAGCCCAAGCACGTATGGCTTCTATATGCGAGCTGGACGGAACACGCGCTGCGAGCAATGCACCGTGTTTGGTAGCCAGCGTGGGTATATTTATGCCAGCTCCCTTAGTACACCTGGCACCGCCCCACGGTCGATGTTCTTGCAGAATGTGCTCTCGATTGCGCCTACGGTATGGGGCTTCTATACCGACGAAGTGAACCTCGAAGATTGGGGCGCCAATTATGTCGCCGTGATGGGCTCCACGGGTGGCACCTTTACGCCAGCCGCGACGCATGCCAATATCACCAACGAAATTACTGGCTCAAATCCCATGGGGAACTGTCGGGTGTGGGTGCCGACGACTGCCACCACACTAAAAGGTACAGGGCTGAACGGGCAAGATGTGGGCGCGGAAGTGCTCTACCTGTACCAGAATGGCACCAAGACAACAGCAAAGTTGTGGGACACGGGTAATAGCGGCAAATGGCTCGGGGCCGCGGGGGCAACCGTGAGCGGGACAAATCCCACGTTCAGCGCCACCACCCTGGTCACGAGCGCCGATCTCAATACGGTGACCAACAGCCCTCAGGATGTGCATAGCCGGCTCAATATCATGAGCGCGGGCTGCTTGCCAGGGGGGTATTAGGTGGCCAATCTGCGGAGTGATATCATTTGAATCTTCAATTTACCGCCGACCTGATCACTGATGTGCTCTTTCGGGCTGGGGAACCCACGGATGGCACCAGTCAGTATCAGGCCACGGTGCTGTCCTACCTCAACCGTGCGTACCTCGGCATTGCAGCGGGGGGCGGGGAGCTGGTGCCCGGCATGCGCGAAGAGTGGCGCTGGCTGAAGAAAGATCCGCCTGGCGTGCTCTTTGTATTTCCGCTGCTGGCGCCTGGCGTGCATAACTCACCCGCGACTGTGACCGCCACGTTTAACAGTACCGCCTTGACGTTCAGCGGCATCATCGGGGAAAACGTCGTGCCGATCCAGGGGTGGTTCATCAAGATCGGGGATAACCCCGACTTCTACCGTATCGCCACCCATACGATCAATACCAATACGGCCACGTTGGACAGCCCCTGGGATTTTAACACGGGGCCCTACTCGTATATCACGGGGGCGTTGGAATATGCCCTCGCCTCCGATGTGATGCGTCTCTTGAGCCCCATGCGCTGCTTTCGGAAGAACACGAACGATGACCCCTACAAGATTCTGGAGGTGGATCTCGAGCGCCTGGAAAGCGAATGGCCCTTGGCGATGGTCCAGCCCGGCATGCCCGATGTCTACGCCCGCGTCACCGAGCAGAAGATTCGCTTCAACCGCTACGCTGATGGCTTGACGACGGGATTGTATAACCAATTCTTTCGGATCGAATATGACTACATTCGGCGGCCGACTTTATTGACGAGTCCTGGCACCAGCGAGGAACCGCTCGTGCCCTGGGAATGGCGGCGGGTGCTATCTGACTGGGCGCTCCTGTGGCTGCTCGTGGATAAAAACGACGACCGCGCAGAAGGCGTCGGCGCCGCAGCGAAGTCGGGACTCGAAGCCATGGCCCATGAAAACCAGTACCAGATACGGGCCTTTGACCGGACTAGCGCCTTTGGGGCCATTCGGCCACGCGACCCGAAGGTTCCCGCCCAGTGGCGGAGAGTGGAGCCCTAATGGCCTACCGTGGACAAGTGTTGCGTTTGCCACTGGGTGAGGGGGGACTGATCGGCAGTCACACGTCCGGGCAAGCGCCCCCGGATACGCTCTTGCAGGCCTTCAATGTGGCGTTTCATGATGGCTCGATTCGCAAAGAAGGCGGGGCGGTCAAGTATCGTCCCACGCCACTTTCGGCGCCTTTTATCGAGGCGGGACACGACTGGTGGCCGACGCCGACGATTCAACGCTGCGTGATCGTCGTGAGCGACGGGGCCAATGGCGAGCTGGAAATCGACAACAACGACGGCCTCTTTGCCGCAGCCAGCGGCGTGGGCTTTATCCAGGGCATTCTGCCGCCCATTTTCGTCGAAGGGGGCGCGGAAATCTCGGGTAATCCCAAGAAGCTCTTTCTGTTTGTCCAGAATACGACGGCCGCGGTGTTGCGCGGCACCGAAAGCATCCTGCAAGTGCTAGGAGGCACCCCCCTGGCCCCACCGCCCGTGTGTTCTGCAATTGATACGGGGCTTGTCGGCGCTGGCAACGTTGACCAGGGCTTTTATGCTTATGTCTACACGTTTGTGACGAGCGCGGGAGAAACGACGCCCAGCCCCGCCTCAAATCCGGTCTATCAGCCACAGGCTGGCGGCGGGGTCATTAAACTGCAGAGCCTAGCGGTCGGGGGATCGACCACGACGGCGCGGCGAATTTATCGGTTCAAGTCGGGCACTGGGGCCTATAAGCTGGTGGTGCAGCTCAATAACAACACGGATACCGAATATTTCGACACGACCGCCCAGGCGAGCCTGGGCACCGATGAGCCACCCACCGCAAATCTCACGAATGGGCGCCCCACGGACTGGGATGGTACCAACTGGCCTCACTGTGGGGCGTTGCATGCCAATCGGCTCTGGGCAGCCGGGAATGCCAACAGTCCGCATCGGCTGTATTACTCTACCCCGAGCGACCATGAAAATTTCCTGTCGACTACGGCGGGGGCGGGGAGCCTCGAGGTGTTCCCCGGCGAAGGGCAATA